TACCAGTAGCATTACCGCTAATGGTTACTACGACATTGATGCGTAGGAAAGAGTTTGTTGTGGTGGCAACGAATACGCACACATCCTTGCTGGCACAGGTAAGAACCAGGCATCTATCTACACTGTCCCCGCTGGTTCTTCCCTATACCTGTATAGAATTGATGCATTCATGAACGATGCAGCTGCAGCAAAATCAGGAGAGTTTAGAAACAAAAGCACACTACCATCTGGTGTTATTCTAAGAGTTGCTGATACACCATTCATCAACCAGATGAACATTCAGCGTCGTGTTCCATTCAAGTATAGTGAGAAGACTGATATTGAATTCCAAATCAGGTCTCTATCTGGAACAAACTATGCTGGTGTCTTCGGTGAAGGTATTGAGATCAAGGAAGCATAAATAATTTGGTAAACCCTCAGCGTTTATCATGAGAGCATATAAAGAGATCAAGCATCTCGCTGAAGAAGCAAAGAAAAAAGAGAAAGAAGAAAAACGCTTCTGTAAACTCTGTCAGAAACCAGAGACCAGAGATGAGTGCTCCTACGGAGAGAAAGCATGGGATCGTTTCGCTGTCCCCATCAGATCCGTCAAGCGCGAGGAAACGGAGCTAGAAGAAGGTGCTGCCTGGACCAAAAAATCAGGGCAGAACAAAGAAGGTGGACTTAACGAAAAAGGAAGGAAGTCTTACGAGAGAGAAAATCCTGGATCTGACCTTAAAGCACCAAGCAAGAAGGTTGGAAATCCCCGTAGGGCATCCTTTTGTGCTCGAATGAAGGGCATGAAGAAAAATTAACTTCTAAAAAAACTGCCAACGACAAAGATAGTCGTATTAACAAATCCTTACGAGCGTGGAATTGTTGACATAAGTGAGTATAATTACTAGTGAACTACCATAGTATGATGAAACTAAATTCCAACGATATTCTGCGCCTAATGTTGGCGTGTAAAAAGTATCAGGACAGCACAGGTTCTGAATACTTGTGGGAAGAATATGAGCATTTGATAACCAAACTTCAGTATTATAAAGAGGAAAATTGTCCTGATTGACTAGATAGAGTAGTTGCAAATACCTAATGAGATTTCTTTTTGCGCTACTTGCTACAATGTTCTTTGCCCTACCTGCTTGGGCAGTAGATGTTCAAATGGGAGCCAATGGCAACCTAGTATTCGATCCTGCTGAGGTATCAATCAATGCTGGAGAATCTGTTCATTTTATTAACAATATGCTACCACCACATAATGTCGTGGTTGATGGTCATCCTGAGTTGAGCCACGAAGGTCTCGCTATGTTACCAGGCGAAGACTTTGAATTGACATTCCCAGAAGCGGGAGACTATACTTATTGGTGCGGTCCCCACAAAGGGGCTGGCATGATTGGAACTATTCACGTAAACTAATGCACCACGTAGAACACATGATTATTTGCTGTATCGTTGGCGTCGGAGCAGGTGCTCTGGGCGTTTGGGTCTACAATAAAATTAAAGATTCTAAAAATCACAATCCATGAGCAAGTATATCGTTACAGTAGACGGTATAAAACATGTAGTTTATTCTACAGCATCCGAATGGTTCGTATTGACTTCAGTTCTTTCACACATTCCAAATAAAAAAACATGGAGCATTTATTGGGACGGGCACTGCTGATTGTGGCAGTGCCTTTTGTTTTAACGACAATTTACTTCGGCGCTAGAAAGGGTGGATACTATGACACCGATATGTACAAGGGAAATGGCACCGCCCACTGAGAGGCGGTATTGGTTTGCCATGTCATCCTTTTCTAGAATGTTTGGGGTGCCTCACGTCACTCAAGAAATGTCCGATTTTTGTTTGGGTTGGGCATTGGGTGAGGAGATAGCACCTCTGGATTGTTTACATCATGTTGACAGATACTTTAGAGAATTATGGCAGTCCAATTAGGTATACTATTTTTCATGTGTATGTTCGGCGTGTTTTTATTTTTAATTTCTATTTTTGCAGATCAATGATCCACGAATTAGGACACATAGCACGAGCAGTAATGGAGCGTCCATGGTGTTTGGGTATCATGGGATTTTCTTTGGTGTTTGTCCCCATCTTAGGAATGTGGGCAGTCCATAAATATAACTGGCAACACTGGCAACCTTTTGATAAGAAACATAAATCATGAAACTATGGATGCTTGGCAATCGTCTCACGACTGAGATGTATGAGCGCCAACGATTTATTGAGGAACCAGAGAAGCAAGGCATTGACTTCACTGTAGTATTTGCTGACGAAATTGACTTAATTGTATCACGCGATGACAGAAAATCGATCCGTTACAAAAATGACATTGTTAGTTTACCTGACGTTCTACTTGCTCGTACTGGGAGTGGGACTGGTTATTTTAACCTCTCCGTCCTGAGACAGTTTGAACGGATGAAC